AAGAGTTGGACGGTTCAAAATTTATATGATCATATGTATAACAGAATCAAGATCCCAATTACATACGACAATCTCCACGACAAATGCAATCCCAGTGTAGGTTTGACTGAACAACAAGCATTTGAATTGTCTCTTAGTACTTGGCCCAAACATATTGTACCATTGTTCCATTTTAGTGAATCTCTTGTTGGTAACAATCCGCGTGCTCACGCCGATTTTCCTACGTTCGTACCTGAGATATATTCCAACTATGAAAAAGATTTACATCTCGATTTTGAATTCAAACATAAAGAACTTGCCATAAACAAAGTTTCTCGTAGAAACTTATTGACAAGTTGAAGATTTGTACTATACTGCTATTTTAAATTATAAAAATACTATGAAAGCAAAAACTAAGACCCAAGCCATGAATCAACGCAAGTTTAGACGCTATCTCGCCAACAACCCAAGGGTGTGGCGTTTATTTGAAACCTTCACGTTCGACCGTATCAACAAGGGGTATGATCAATACTCCGCTGATAGCATCCTCCATCGTATTCGTTGGGAAGCGCCCGTTAAGTCGGCAGACGAATCCGATTATAAGATCAACAACAACATCTCTTCGTATATGGCAAGACACTTTATCAAGAAACATCCAAATCATACTGGATTCTTTGAACTACGTCGCCAAACAACAAAGGGTTGATACGAATTTGTAAATAACACAATAATCCCCTAGCAAAACTTGGGGATTTTTTATATACATATGTTTAATTTATTTTCCAATAAACACGAACAAGAACTAGCATCGCTAAGAGCGAAATTGAATCGGTTCGGTGATATAAAAGAGCATCAAGAAAAAACCATAGATAACCTTCGAGACGAGATTGAAAATTTAAAAATTTCACTTGCGTTTGAGGCTGGAAAATTAAAACGAGAGCGTGAGAAAGTGGCATTGCTCAGAGAAGCATTACTTCCATACTGCACATGTGTTATCCCAAGTGCTACGGTAACCGCAATGAATGCACTTGCTGCAACTCAAGATACTCCTTGACATTTTATAAAAAAGTGTAATAGTAAAGTCATGAAAATTGACTTACAATCTATCGACAAAGAGTCGTTTATGGTTCATCAACACTTTGTTGGTGAGCATGAATGCTTTTTGGTTCAACCCATTCATTTTGGTGCGGTTTGGGTAAAGGAAAACCTCATTTATCGCTCTTCATTGTGGGATAAAGATGGGTATCCTGTTTCGTTGAGTTTTCCCAAGTTCTTTAATTGGGACGAAAAGCCGGACATTTTTCCAGCACCTTCTGATCTAAAAAATGCGAAGTTGATGGAAAAGTTGGACGGTTCCACTTTGATATTTTCTCGCTACAAGGGTCAAACTATTATCCGTACTCGCGGAACTGTTGATGCTCGTAAGCAAGCAAATGGACATGAGATAGACTATTTATTGCAAAAGTATCCAAAGTTTGCAACTATGCTAGAACAAGCCGACACATACGATCAGTCATTTATATGCGAGTGGCTGAGTCCAACCAACAGAATTGTACTGAATTATGGCGATGAGCCAGACATGAAGTTGATTGCCGTAATCAACCACGCAGATTATACACTTGCTTCACAGAGTGTGTTGGATGTATATGCAAAAAATTGGGATTTACCACGTCCTCGCACTTTCTCTTACAACTCTGTTGAAGAGATGAAATCGGCGGTTGAAGTATTAAAAGATCAAGAAGGTTTGTGTGTATATTATGGAAACGAACAGCAAATTCGTAAAGTAAAAGCCGCTCAATATCTTTTCTTACATCGTGCAAAAAGTGAAATTTCTAGCGTGGACAAAGTGATTGATGTGTATATTGATTGGTTTATGCCACGTCACATGTTATCACACGAACCAACAGGTTATGTAGAATTCTTTGAGTATCTAACTGAAAAGTTTGATTTTGAAATTGCTACAATGGCAACTGGACACGCTTCGCGTATCTGCGATGCTATGAAAGAAGTTCACAAGATTATGACTGCATTGTTTGAGTTTGCGTCTGCTCGTGTGAACATTCCTCGTAATATTGCCGCAAAGGAAGTATTACAAGCATATAGTTCAACGGGTCGCTCGGCTATCATCTTTAAGATGTTAGATCGCAAGACCATCGGCACTGATGATTATAAAAAATTATTATATCAAGTATTGAAGTAACAAACATAGGGTTTGACTTTATATAGTTCAAGCCCTATTTTCTTTTTATGAAACCTAAAAAACACTGCAAAGAAGGCAAGAAATATATGCTTGTTGGGCGCATCGGATCATTTGGACCAGAATTGCTTTGGTCCGATAATATCAAAGACTTTCGCGTTTGTGATCTAACCGATGTTAGTGAAGGAAAAGCGTTGTTGTTGAAAACAATCAATGATAATGTTGTTCGCATCAATCGCAACGGAACAAAGTGGTACGTTTGCAAAATATGACAAAAACCGAGGGGGGGCAACTTGACTGCAACTGCTCTCTCGATACATATAACAATGAAAGATTTTTTATAAATGTCGAGATCAATCAAAATCATTATTTTACTTTTTCCAAATCGTTAAGACTTGACTTGGAATAAAAACGCGGTCATCATCTGAATAATTCAAAAAATAAATATGAACAAAGTATCAAGTTTTTTCAGATATCCTGGTGGGAAATCAAAATTAAAAGACAGGATTGTTTGCAAACTAAATGAAATTTCAAGCGACGATACTCTTGAATATCGAGAACCATTTTTCGGTGGAGGAAGCATTGGGCTTTCGTTTTTTGAAAAAAGACCAAACCTTGATAAAATATGGATCAATGATTTTGATTTGGGAATATCTTCTCTTTGGACAACATTGTTTAATCGACCGGATTTATTGAAACTTTGTGTTCAAAAATTTCAACCATCTGTTCTAATGTTTGACAAATACAAAGAAGAATTGACAGCGACGCCACTACCAAAACTAACTTCCGAGGAAGAAATTGCAAATTTTGGATTTGCAAAACTGGCAATTCATCAAATATCGTATTCTGGTCTTGGAACAAAATCCGGTGGACCACTTGGTGGCAGAGATCAAAAATCGAAGTATAAAATCGACTGTAGATGGTCGCCAGATTATATCTGCAAGAAAATTGACGCATTACACCAACGATTCTCTAAACTTTCTGTTAGAAACGACATCTGCACAAACTTGGATTTTTCAGATATCATCAATGATACTTCACATGATGCTATCATATATTTGGACCCGCCATATTTTGAAAAAGGAAACGATCTTTATCAACATGGATTTACAGAAAAGAATCACACCCAGTTAGCAGATTGCTTAAAAAATACCAAACATAGATGGCTTTTATCGTATGATGATTGTCCAGAAATTCGTAAATATTACGATTGGGCAAATATCGAAGAAATCAGCGAAGTGAATTACAGTATTACAGCAACCAAAGATAAAAAAACTGGTGAAAGAAAGAGCACAAACAAGGTAGAACTGCTGATCTCACCGAAATAATTTTAAAAATATGCATCCTGTACAAATAATAGAACCAACCGTTGTAGAAAAAGTGTTTGACGGTACCAAAATAGACTGTATTGTTGTAGAAGTATATGGTGATGAATATGATGCGTGCGTAAAGGCTTCGGAAAAGTATTGGGGCAATTCTAAACCTGGGGTATATGGTGCGGGATTGGGAAACACCGACGGCGATAAATTTAAAACCCCTCGCACGGGTTTATTAGGACAGATGGCGTTTGCTAAAATTTTCAATCAACCAGTGGATTTGGAATATCGCAAAGGTGGAGACAAATTTGATAATAAAATTGGAGACTACACTTATGATATCAAATGTGCCATGTGGAATAAGGGACGAAATCTTATTCAACATACCAATGAATTTGGTCAAAAAAATCAACAGGCTTTATCCAAGGATTGTTATATTCTTTCATATATTGAGTCTGAGGACAGAATGCGAAAAAAATGCAAAATTGTTATAGTTGGATTTGCAACCAAAAAAGACATTCAAGAATGTGAAACAAACGTAGGGCGGGCTGGGCATTTAAATTATGTTGTTCCATTTAGTGAAGCAAGATCAATCGTAAAACTGCTGACTTTTGTTCGCATGAATTGCGACGGAACAAAGTTATAAAATATGACAAAAACTAAAACTAAAGAAGTCAATACCAAAGAACAAATTGTTAAACGCCTAGTAATAGGTGATAGGGTATTAAGTTCTTCTGGAAAGATACTCACGGTATCTTTGGTCGTCAACAAAGCGAACCGTACTATCATTTTGTTTGATGGTGACATGGAAGTGGATTTTGACCCATACTTTCAAATCAAAGTTGTTGTGATTTAGTTCTTGACTTTTTATAGAAATTGATAAATAGTTATATTCGAAAGGATATATTATAAATGAACGTAATCAATCAACCAGTATTATCTCTAAATGCTTCGTGGCAAGCTCTTGGTACTAAGACTGTCAAAGAAGCTCTTATTGCCATGCTAGGCGGCGACGGTGGAAACAATCCTCCCGCCGTTGCAATTGATATGGAATTTCCAGTGGATGCAGATGGAAGCGTGGATTGGGACAATCCAACCAACACTAGCCCTGTTTCTTGGGAAGAGTGGGTCAAGCTACCAGTCCGTGAGTATGACTTGGCAATTCGCACTGCTAGTATGACCATTCGCGCACCAAGAGTAATAGTTCAAACAAACTATGGCAAGATGCCTGTCGTTCAACCACGCCCGACCAAGGACGCTATTAGAAAGCGTGACGGTGGTGTGTGCCAATACACAGGTAAGCCTTTAACCAACCGCGAAGGAAACGTTGACCACGTTATACCTCGCGCTCAAGGCGGCAAGAACACATTTGAAAACATGGTTTGGAGTTGCAAGGAAATCAACAGTCTTAAGGCCGACAAAACCCCACAACAAGCCGGACTGCGGTTGATACGCAAACCTGCTGCACCAAGACCAGTTCCAGTTAGTTCTACGATAAACATCGCGCATCACCCAAGTTGGGTTCATTTCATGGACAACGTCACTGAAGTGAGAAATGTAAAAATAGCTTCTTGACAACGAGTGCCCTAGCTGTATAGTTAGGGCACTTTTTATTATGCTTACATATCTAATTATTCACGGGGTTCTTTGTGTCGCAGCAATTTTTATTTGTTTCTATAAAATACGCAAGTTGGAGAATTCAGTGAAAGTGCTATCGGAGGAAATTGTTAAACAAAAAACTTTATTTATTGAGTCTGGAAATGCCATAGCCGCAACTTTAAAAATTGCATTCGACAATATAAAAATTTTAACTCAGTCCAAAGATAGGATTAGCAAGGAAGTTAAAGAGCATGGCGCTAGAATAAATCAACATGCTATTATTAGACAGGAACAAGTGCCAACTCGCAGAATAGTACCTAATAGGTATAATCGCGGCGAAGCTGAAGAAAAATCCGAATAAGACATGGCAAAGAAGAAATCAAATTCCGAAGGTGGGTCTACACCAAAGGCAAAAGGACTGTTCGATCATATCAACCAGATTAGAGATAAGCGAGATCCAAATTATTTTGATACCCTCACCGACGCAGACAAGAAGACTTGGTCAAATTATATGATATGCAGGTTTCTTAGTATGCAGACCGAGTTGGTCGAGGCGATAAATGATTTACAAGTATATCAGGATAAACTTACACCCGAACAATTTTATAAGCTATGCGTCGCTGTTGTACCCAAGAGTCGTGGGTTTCATCCGTACATTAAAGGAAAGTCCGATAAATACAATAAAGATTTGGTTTTGATGCTATCGCGCCATTACCAAGAAAGCGAACGAAATGCGATTGAATACTTAGAGTTGTTATCCAGAGAAGAACTTGTAAGTATAGTCTCGCTGTATGGATATAACGAGAAGCAAATTGAAAACTTATTGGAAAAAGCTTGACGGGACAGTTGGTATAGGTATTATTGCGCGATGGAAACAT